GTTGTTCTACTTCTTTTTTGTTGTCTTTAATCACTGTTTTATAAAATTCAGCTCTTGTATTAGTAACGGTATTTATGTGGTATTTATCTTTAACTGTATTATATAAATTATTTGACAGTAAGTCAACTAATCCTGGATTATCTTTTAACTTCTTAAGGGCTTTATACCAATCTTTATGGTTTTTTCTAGTCTCTACTAAAATAGCGTTACCCTTTTCGTTAATCTTACCACCATACTCAAATAAATTTACACAATCTATTTGATAAGGTCCATAGTCTTGTGCGATTAAAGCTTTTTTATGGAATCCTGCCTCAATTACTTTTAACTGTGATTTTACTTTATTAAACATATGTTCCTTAATTGGAGCCATAGATATGTCAAATAGATTATAGTTAGACGCGTACGATGTGATTGGTTTGGTCCACACCCTTCTATATGGTTCATCGGTATCATCATATTTTTTACCACTTATTTCATCATATTTTTTCAATTCTGGTAGGTATATGTCTGAAACTAATTTATAGTTACCAGTAAATAATTCTTCATAACGAGCCCACACACTTTCTTTTGGTTCAATTTTCCTAGTTTTTTGTTCTTTAGTGTTTCTATCTATCTCAGTTACATTACCCCTTGTATCAAAACCACACAAAACCATTTGTGACGTGTCTTTATTTTCTATTAAAAATCTACTAACACCACTACCGATAATCTCCAAGTCTTTTAAATGTGATGAACCACCTAGCCACCCAATTCTTGGTGCTTTAGTTGTTTTTTCAATATTAGGTGTGAATTGTTTTTCTTCTGGGTCAATAGCGTTTGGTAAAACTAAAACATTTTTGTTTAATTTTCTAATTTCGTCAGCAAATATTGGTGTTGTTGTTGTTACGTAGTTAACCTTTTTTACATTTTCTTTAATCTTGTGGGGTAGATTATCATTAATAATCATTTGGTAAGCCGGATGGTCTTTAGATGGGGACCAATAGTCATCCAAGTCCATGATTGTTACTATACCTAAACCATGTAGTTTATCTAGTATTGGTGATATTTCATCTAAATAGACATGTCTTAATTGCCCATTTACAACCATCGGCAAGGTTCTATGGAAATGTATTATATCGTATTTTTTTAAAAATTTAGTGTCGTCCCATGTGAAATCCATTGTTCCAGCGGTAACAATGTCAACATGAAAGTCATCATTGTATAATTCTTGTAATTTCATGTGGGGTTCCACAGAACGGAATTTTGATACCCCAGTCCTATCGGATGGTAGGACTAAAACCTTTATTTTACTCATAGTTTAATATTTCTATTAATATAATAAACTATTTTTGTTAGTAAATAAAAAAACCCAACGTCATGTTAGGTTTTATTGTGTATAAGTTATTTTAATGATTAGCAGCTTAACTCAATAATAATATTGTTAGCATACCACAAAATAAAGTAAAAATAATTACTTTTTAGGTTTCCCCTTGCTTCCTTTGCATCCACACCCTTTTTCTCTCATTTTATCTAATTTTTTAAATAATTGTTATTATGTTTTTTTTGGTCTTATTTTTAAAGATTTTAATATTTTAACATTTTCTTTAATCAACTGCTTATCGAAGTACTTCTCAACTATAGAGGGTAAAGCTTTAGCTATCTCTTCGGCTATCATTTTTCTAACACTACCATTATCTACACTTTTACTTTTAAGTTGTGGATTAGGTTGTTTTATTTCACTTAGTTGTTGTTTGCCGTAGTTTGGGTTGATTTCCTTTATAGTTTCTTCATCCATAGAGAAGGTTCCAGGCATATCTGGTTGTGGTATTGGGTTGTCTAACATCGCCTTCATTATCTCCGGTGGTAATTTAGACTCCTTAACTCTTTGATTGTACTTATCTGTTCCGGCCTTCATTAACTGGTTAGGTGTTCCTAAATTTTCTTGTTGTGGCATAGTTGACTGTGTAGAATCGAGTTGGTCATAAAGCCCATCACCACCGCTGTTACCACTGTTATTAAGTCTACTGTTAACGTTACTCTCCAAAACACTAGTATCCACAGAATCGTATTTTCTAGCTTTTATATCTATCTCTTTTGCTTTTTGTAATATTGCCTTTAATTTTGGGTCCATTTTTAAAATTTTGCTTGTTTATAAATCTTTATCATACTTCTATCCCCATTAGGGTTATATTTAGGTACCCCACTGACTCTGTCAGATATAGGTACGAAAAATATTTTAGGTGTCCTAACCCACGTACTTATTTTATCTGTCCTGAATGTTTTCCAACCAGGTTGTTCAGTATCAGTAACACCTTGTATTTGGTAGACTCTGATTATAGGATTCCCAGCTAAAGAATCACCATAAACATAAGGTTCAATCCATCTCCACCCTTTGACTTGTGTTTCATCACCATCATAGTAAACCCTACAGGTTCGGTGTTTTTCTATTGCATCCTCAATTTCAGAACTACTTGCTACTTCTAATATAATATTTTCTAGAAGAGAGTAAAGCTTCATTTCTACCAATATTGTTCACCGTAAGTATACGTGTAATAGTTACTACCAGAACCACCAGGTGAATATTTATTACCAGAAGAATAAAGTAATAAATCTTTTCTTTGTTCGTCTATTATTGTACCAACACCAGAATTTGGCCCTGTTTCACCTCTACCGTGGTCATCACCATCAGATTGTGCTGATGGGTTTTGTGCGCCATACCCTTGATTAGGTACGTTCTTAAATTCATTAAAAGATAGTATACTAGTTCTTTGTATGTTACCCTCCACTTTAAGTGATGGTAATTGATTTGTTACAGCTCCACCATTTGGGTTTAGTTCTTGTACAGAAGCTTCATCCGTTAAAATAGGCGCTATTGGTCCTAAAAAATGTGACATAATTGTTTGTTTTTATTAATTGTTGTTATAAGGTCTTCAAGTACCTTTATATTATAAATACCTTCTTGTCTTAAAATTTTATTGGTATCTGTGTCGTGACTGTCTAATTTTACACCACTAATTGTTATTTTTTCTTTCTGGTATTGATTCGGCATCCCAACAGCATTCATGTTTTTCTTTTTACTATCAACACGATATCTCATATTACTTAAACTCATCTCAACCCAATCTTTCATTTTTGTCCCACCATTTAATAAATAAGGTGAGTCACTTTTCTTACCAGTGAAACTATCAAAAAAGTTTTTTATCCTAGCTAATTGTTCATAAGATATGTCATCACTATCACATAAATTTTTTAATCTAGTATAACCTTCAACATTCCTATCACCACAGTAAGCGTTAAAAATTTTTTTTAGGTGATGGTTAACGTCTTTCTCTATTACTATTGTTATACCTTTTAATTTTGCGTTAGCCATTATCTAATTTTCTTTTTTAACTCATCTTTATACTGTTGTGGTACATCGGTCATATCCATATCTAATAAAAAATTTAATATTATAGCTTTTTCTTCACCACTAGCACTATTTTTTTCTATTATCTCTTTAAGGGAACTAACCTTCCTTATTAAAATTGGGTTTGTTTCTCTAATACTCTCCAATGACTCAATACCATTAAATCTTAAATCCTTTTTTCTAACATCAACGAACTCTCTATCGAAATCCTTTTTAGTAAAAATGTCCTCTACTATGGAGTTCATTTTTTTTCTACTAATTTCTTTAAGTTTTGGTACCCCTACATTTGGTTTTTGTATCTTTTGTTTTCTTTTTGGTTTAGTACCCTTTTTTCTTTTTGGTTCTTTATCCTTTGGGGGTAACTCAACGTTATCATTAGTTTCATCATCCTCATTATAGTATACACGACCAAAATTGGTGTACCAACTAATACCTTGCCTTTGCATACGAATCTTATCGTCAGTAGTAATTTTAGATGTGGTCATGTTATTATCTTGGTCGATTTTTTCATCACCACTAATTCTACTACCATCCTTATTTACTAATTCAGATAAAAATAATACGTTCATAGTTACTTTTTTATATAAATATCAAGTAATTACTATAGTTTAACTTTATTTTCGCAAATATTAGTTGTTTTATATACTAATTAACCCTTTTTTAGAGTCTAAAGATTTTGTTGATTCACTAAACCTATCACTAATCATATAATCCGATGAAACAGTTTGGTTTTCCCAAAATTTTAACTCTTCCGGACTTGGTATCATTAGTTCTTCTAGATTATCTTGGTCACCTATCTCTGAAGGTATGCCTGAAACTAAGCCCAATTCCGTTTTTGTGAAAAATTGTTTTTCACTTGGGTCTGTTATCAATAGACTTTCTCTTATATGTATATTAAACACAACTAAAAGCGGTTCTACCTTTTTATTAAAAGATGATAGATATTTTGGAACATTGTATTCACCCCTTAGATTTGGGTTTTTTTCCATTTGTTCATTGTTGATGATATAAGAATTAAAAACCAATGTACCTTCTGGTGGGTCTTTCTTTGTTTTCTTAACTTGTATATCTCCATGTGACTTTCTTGTCCCATTGTTAACGTAATATATACTATCCCCCAACTGTGGTTCAATACCCTCCTTTATTAGAAGTTCCATATGTGCCTGTCTTGGTAATGGTTGTCCGTTTTTATTTTTACCACGACTACGGTATTGTTTAATTGTTTTTTTAACTTTTGAGTTGTTAGCTATTTCAGATAACGGTATATCCATATTGTAAATCCGTTCAAGATAACTATTATAATAATCGACAAACCCTTTACCATCACCATTTAACAACATTTTAATACCATTATTTAAAAATGTTTTAATATATTTTTGTATTGTTTTACCTTTTATAGTGTTACCAGTTAATTTAATTTCACCACTAGGTTTTAGTGTCGCGTAATTTTTACGTGATAAATTAATTGTTGCCGGCCAAATATCATCAATATCTAACCCCATAACACCATGCATAAACCTATCGTTATATTCAGCAACATCCGCCTCAATACCCGTATACTCCTTACCCTTTTCAACAAATCTATGGTATCCATGTCCGATATACACATGGTCTGTAACATCTTTTCCGTAAGAAAAATTAACGCCGTCAGTGTCCAACACTAAAGGTTTATAATCCTTCACCATAAAAAAATCAATCAAATGTCTAAGATATTGCCTACCAGTACACGTAATCATCTCACCAATATTAATGTCACCCCAAGGAAAAATATATGGAGCTGATATAGAACCAAAAGCTGAGTTGTTAAAGATTTTAATCGGTAGTTGTTTTTTATCGAACTTACTACCTAATTTATTATTACCCTCCTTATAGTATTTACCAGATAAAGATTTGTATTCATTACGTGCGTCTAAAAGATACTGTAACATAGCTTCTAAAGCTCCAGATACGTCAACCTCTGGGAATACATTATGCGTTAGTTGTATTGATGGGTAAAGTGATGCGTAATCAAATTTAGCTATATTAACACTATAACCTAAATTTAATAATCTAGACAAACCACCAACAAAATCTCTTTTTGGTTGTACGTCAGGTAAAGCTAAGTTATTTTCATAAGACCAAGCCATCATTAATAGTTTCCACATTGTTGCGGTACCCATAGTGATTGAACGGTTAAAGTTTGTTGGTACTAATGCCGAGGTTAAAAACCCTGCCTGTGCGTAGGTGTCATCAACTTGTTCTGTTTCTAAAAGGTCATCATTAAGGTATTCTTTCAATAAAAATCTACCATTAACAATCTCCCAAGTATCCTCATAATTATCTACATCTTTTTTTGGTGGTTTTTCACCATCCAACCCATACCACTGACCTGATGTACAGTTATAATAAAAATCTTTATTTTCTTTCCATATTTTACCTAATTTATCACCCTCAATATATACTCTATTATGTCTTTCTAGGCCCGCTTCTTGAGCTATATATTTCAACCTACCATTTTGTAGACTAGAATTTAAAGCCATAGCCTGTCTAACTCTATGGTACGTATCCATAATATTATACCCCCACATAGTTGTTTGGAAATAATCTTCAATTTCAGCCCCCATCTTTAAAGTTGCGGGTTTCCTACTCAAACCAACCATAGGGTGTTTAGTCTTTATACTGTCACAGGTTATATCTATTGAGGTTACTCTATTATCTTTTTTCGCTCTCCTAACATTTGTCTCTGACATACCTAAAATATCCATCCTACCAAAAATGTAACTCCAATCGAAATTTTCTGAATTATACCCTACGATAATGGATGGTTCTAACTCGTGTATAATTTCAAATAATTCTTCATACATTTTTTTCTCACCATCCCTACTATATTCACCTTCTTCGCCATAGGCTGTTATCAGTTTTTTAAAACCACGATTATCTTTAACCCCTATCATAAACGAATGTCCAGTCTCAGGTGTTAAACTAGTTGTCTCAATATCGAAAGTTAATTTATGAACATCTGTATAGTCTTCATAACCTTTAAAAAGTCTCTTACCTGTCTGAACCATAAATTGTTCTACGGGTGGCAATATTTGTACTAACCGCCTATCCCTATCCCATGGATTTATTCCCCCTCTTTTAAAGAAATTAACTAAATCACGATAAGTCCCAGTTGTTTTAACAATATATTTAAATCCGTCCTCAAGTCTATCATTATCACCTGTTTCTAGTTTTTGTGTATATATACCAAATTCTTTCGACTTCTTTCTTATAAGGTCTAAATCGTCACCATAAAACCCACTATCTCTTAATGATTTTGTCCAACAAAATGGTGTGAATTTTTGTACTTTGATTTTTTTACCCTTTTTTGGGTCGTCAATTATAATATAGACTTTATTTGTCTCATCTATTGACCAATCCCTTGTTTGGTCTAGTTCTATTGATACGATATATTTTTCATCGTCATGACCTTCTAGAAATTTTTTAATGTCAACTGGTGTAGCTTTTTTTATTTTGCACATAAATTTAGATTTTTGGTACGGGTCAATCTTTACCCACTGATTAATAATACTTAATTATAGGAATTAAAAAACAAATTCTAAATAGGGGTGTAGGTTTATTTCTTACCCAACAATGATTGAATTCTTTTTTTGGCTTTCATAAGGTTAGTTTTAGATGTGCTTGGTGATATGCCTAAGTGTTCAGCTATTTCGCTATGTTTTAAACCATCTAAATAATACATTTCAAAAACTTTTTTATAGGATGGTGATAGTTTCGGTAAAACTTTAATTACATCAGAAATAGATAAACCAATACCTAAGTCTTCTTCCTCCGTACTATTGTCTAATCTAGAAAAATCAAAACCTTCTTCACCGTTATCAACAAATTTCATTTTTTCTTTCCTAATCTCATCAATAATACTATTATTTATCACACGGCTAACCCAACCCTCTAATGAACCCGTATTAGCGTATTTATGTAAATTTTTATGAACTTTAATAAACCCATTTTGACAATAGTCTTCTGCTTTGGCTTGGTCTTTTGTATATTTTTTACACACATTATTAACCATTTTACTCCATAAATTACCATATAAATCGTTAAAATCTATTTCTGTGTTTTCTTCTTTTAGGATACTCTCACTTATTTTACTAGAGTCTATTTTTTCTTTTAGTTTTTTAACAAACTCAGAAGACATAGCTTTTAAGAAGTTGTTACCATCCTTACCAAAGTACATTAAACCTGAAATATTAGTAATACATTTATGCCCTCCACTATTAGCTTGTACCATATCCCAACCCGTAACCTTTAATAGTTTTAAAGATTTCCTTTCTTTATCTGATAGTGATGAATATGGTTTAGATAAGACCTTTGTCAATGCGTTTTGCCATCTCTCTACAGTATAATCTGCTGGGGCTCCCTTTGGGGTTTTGTCTACACCCATAACACCGTTTTCAGTGTCTTCAAACATAGCCATCATATCCTTATAACTAAACCCAACAGAATCTTCGTCAAAAGATTTATGTTTTTCAGCGAAATACTTAATTGTATCTACCGTTATTATTTTAGATTTTAATTCCGACTCAAATGTTTTTAAAACTTCTTGAGCTATTTCACCTAAGTTAACACCTTTTAACTCTCTATTAGCTTTGAATGGATTACAAGATGATTGTAATAAACCTAAAGGCCAAGCTAAAACAATAAAATTAGCGTCAGGGTAATTTTTAAATGGTACATATCTATCGTAAGAACCTGGTTTAAATAATGCGCCACCACCGTATTGAGCTATAATACCATACTCCTCAATGTATTTTACTTTGTCACTATTTTTTTGTTTTTCAATATATGATTCTAAATTTTGTTTCATAACATCTGGTGAAACATAACCCTCTTCTTTAGCTAGTCTAATTATATTTTGGTAAATGTTTAATAATGATGGTGTTGAGTCTAGAACTAATCTTTCTAAGAATCTAGGTTTATTTTTATAAGCTAATAAAAGTTTATTAGTTACTAATGCCATTATTTTTTTGTTTCTAGATAACTCTTTTTCTTTATTTAATTGGAAAATGTATGTCATAACCTCCTCAGGCTTAATATCCATTTTAACAAAATCAGCTGAATCGACTGTGGAAATCATTTTAATGTCCATTTCAGGGAATATATCTGATGGTGATACTATTTGTGATATTGTCTCTACATTTGAACGTGACGACCTAAACGAAGTTGAAGCGTTCTTCTCGGCCCCAATTTGTTTATCATGGTGGTCAGTGTGTATAACAAACATTGGCTTCCCATGAGCAAAATCTACAAGAACCGGCATTATATCACCCTTTGCTGATGGTTTTTTAATTGCGAACTCTTTATCACCATACTGTATTACTTCAGCATCAACAACATTAATACCATTATTTTCTAAGTAGTTTTTCATGGCTAAAGCTGTAGTTACCCCATCCAAGTCTTGGTGGAAGTATATCTTGGCTTTATCATATCTTTTAGATAGTTGCCGTATATTACGTATGCCACTTTCTTTTAGGAGATTTTCTTTTAATAATATGTTCATTATATGACTTTTTAGATAAATATCTTATTTTTTTAAAATACCCAATCGAACCCTAAGTTTTTTAGTCTACCATCTTAATGTTTGTTGTTTATATCTCATTTAGGTCTATTAACTTATCTAAATAAGCTTTAGCCTTTTTCAAATCTTGTAACCCATTTTTATGTCTCCATCTAGTTACGTATTTAACGATATTACCCTCAAAAAAGTCTAAATTATGTGAGTGAGAATAATCCCACATCTCAACACCCTTATTATAGTGTGGTGGGTGTTCCACTTGTTCTTTATTTTTATCTTCCATTTTATTTTGATATTTGTGAAATAAAGTCGTCTGATATATCGACACTTTGGTGTTCATCTCCAATAACAGTGTCAATAATTTTTCTCTTTTTTTCTAGTGTTTTATAAATCATTTCATCTATTGTTCCAATAGCTATTGGGTAGTAGACATTAACCGTATTTGATTGCCCTATTCTATAAGCTCTATCTTCTGCTTGTGCGTGATTTGATGGTACAAAATCTAAATCATTCATTATAACTATTTCAGCCTTTGTTAGCGTTATTGCCGTACCAGCAGATATTAAATTACCTATAAAAATTTTTATATTATCGTTTTCTTGGAACTGGTCTATTGACCTTTGTTTTTGTGTCCCATTCATTTTACCATTATGCCCAACAGCTATATTACCAAAATGATTAATTAAAGCGTCAAATGAATGTGTAAAATTTGTAAATATTATAACCTTTTTGCCACTCTCAAGTGCTTGTTCGGCTAACTCAATACTTTGGTTGGTTTTTTCTAAAGCTAAATACTTTCTAAGAACAACCAACTCTACCATGTGTCTTCCGGCACCTAAGTTTTTACCCTCACTTTTAGCCCACTCTAAGTAATCCTCAAAAACAGTACTATATTCTTTCATGTTACCTATCTCTATATAATAGGGGGCAACTATTTTAGGTGGTAAATCTAAAATATCTTCTTTTTTCCTTCTTAAAATTAACGACTTTGTCCTATCATAAAGTTCTTCTAAATTTGAAGCACCGTCTGTAATCCATATGTCTCTCATACCATTCTTAGTTTTCTTTTTAAATTTTTTAGCGTCACAGTATCTAAAAGCGTAATATTGCCAACTAGCCGTGATTGGCGCTTCACATAAACTTAATAGATTAAAAAAGTCCATTGGTCTGTTAGCTATTGGTGTTCCGGTCAGTAACCATTTTTTTGGTATGTTTTCACTTATTTGATTAATTATCTTTGTTCTAGCTGCTTTTGGGTTTTTTGCCATATGGCACTCATCTATTATCATTAGTTGAAACCCTTCATTATCTAGATGTCTATGTATTTCCCATTCCTCATACTTCTTCCTACCATCAACCAATGTGTGGAAATTTTTAAGTATATCGTAATTAATAATAGTAAATTTTTTAGGGTCCCAATGACCAGTTTTTACTATTGAGATTTCATCTTCGTCAACAAAATTAGATATTTCTCTAAACCAATTTATTTTTGCGTTAGCTGGACATATAACCAATATTTTATCTACACCACTTTCTAGTGCTGCGACAATAGACATATATGTTTTGCCTAAACCCATATCATCACCCAAAATACATTGATTTTTACTTAATAAAAACTTAATACCACTTTCTTGGTGCTTAAAAGCTTTCCAACCCCTAGCATCTTTTTTTTGGTATTTGTCAAAGTCTACATCTACGTGTACATCTTTTTCATAAAGATTTTGGAATACCTGTGTTTTTGGTACATAAAATAATGGTAAGTATTTTTGATTTTTAAATACTTTACCTTTTACGTGATAACTTTTAGATGTATCACCTAAAACTGTGTCTACTAATATTTTTTCTGGTATGTGATTTAAATCAAACTTTTCTTTTAACTGTTTACCTAAAAATTCGGTAATACCAACAACCTCGTCTAGTTTAAATGGTTCTTTATTAAAATTTCTTTCTATATACTCAGATAAACTAGGTGATAGTGGAAATGGACCCTCTTTATTTAACCTAACTTTTAATGATACCAAATATTCGTTATTACCGCAATATTCAGCTAGTTTAAGTAGTGTTTTTTTGTTTTTTAATTTACTAATATCTAACATATTCGGTTAAATATATAAACATTTTAAATAAAATAAACTAAATAGGTAATATCTAAATATTTATAATAAAAAGAATTTTATGTCTGACAAAAAAAGATGGCCAATAACTCGTGTACAAAAGTTTTACGACTATGTTGATTTTGGGTTGGAGAACGGTATGGCCAGAGAGTTTATGGAGGGTGATTTAAATTTTACTGTCGTGTTGTTTAGGGTTGATAGGGTTAAGAGTCAAACTGATGACACTTACGGTGAATCGGATGTTGAGGAGATAAAGTTCCACCCACCGATAGAGCTTAAGGTTAGACCTAATCTAGAAGCTTCTGAAAATAGTTCATATTCAGAAGGTTATGGTAGGTATGAAGATTATGGTAATCTAATATTTACTGTTTTTATTGACCATTTAAAAGAGTTAGGCATAGATATAAGTTATGGTGATTATATTGGTTATCCTGATAGAGAGGATAATATAAAATATTTTACCGTTTCAAACGATGGAAAAATAAGTTCTGATAATTCAAAAACCAGGTTGGGGTACAAGGGTTATTATAGGACGATAACTTGTGTTACAGCTGACCCAGAAGAATTTAATGGATAATTATGGCATTACCTAAGAAAAGAAAAAGCGATATAGATATAAAGGTTGTAGACCCACAGGGCGGACCAAGGAGGTGGGACAGTCAATTTCTAGAACAAAATAAACAATTTTTACCTAGGTCTGTAGATTTTGCCGACCTAGATGGCGGTTTTGTTGAGTTTGTTAATAATGATTTGGGGTTTGTTCTTAAAGGTGAGAAGGTACCTGTACACTTTTTAACGTTACAAAGATGGAATGAATTTGCTAAAATTTGGCCAAATACTGATAAGTATAAAAATATGAAAATACCGTTTGTGTCTGTTGTCAGAAGACCAAACCCAGATACTGGTACAAATCCTGCAGATTTTAAAATACCGGTTAGAAAAAATTTCCCTTATATGCAAATACCCGTTTGGGATGGTAATAGGAAGGGGGCTGACATATATGGAATACCGAACCCAGTTGGTGTTGATTTAATTTATACTATTAGATTCTTTTCTTTTAGAATGAGAGAGTTAAATGTGTTACACCAAAAAGTATTACAAACTTTTGCTTCAGCTCAAGCTTACGTAAATATAAAGGGTCATTATTTTCCTATACTATTAGAAAGTATAGGTGATGAGAGTCAGATTGACAATTTGGACGGTAAAAGATTCTACGTACAAACATATGAGATGAGAATGCAAGGTTATTTAGTTGACGCGGAAGAGTTTGATGTTAAACCGGCCGTTAGTAGAGCTTTTCTTAGTTTTGAACTTGAGTCTAGGGACTTAAGACCTAAAGCTAAATTTATTGTTGATGAGGTTAGTACCCCAGATAGGACATTAAAATGTGTAATACAGTTCCTACCTAGTTCGCCAACCAGTATAAGATTCTACACTGACAATAAAACTAACTTCACATCTGTGGATACAGAAAATATCACAGATTACACTGTGTATAAAAACGGTAATTTAGTTTCAATACCGTTTAGCGTTCTAGCTACAGATGAGATAATTATTAATATAGTGAAAACCGACTCTACAAAGATAGGTGAAATAACACTTAGAGGTTTAATAGTAATATGATGATGAGTAATAGTCACTGTGGTCCAGACATAGTAAAATATTTTGTGGTAGAACCCATTAGCGAGGTAATAACAGGAGCAACAACTAATTTCTTTGTTTGTTCTGGAACCACATTTTTAAGTACAATATCTGGTTGTACTGATAGTGTTGATTTTAATGGCAACACATTTTATAATAATAGTGATGTGTTTTTTAATGGTGTTATAACGGCTTGTACTGGTATTCACACATCTAATATCTATGGGTGTTCACCCATAACAGTAAATGATGAGTTAATATTGTTAAGTGGCTTAACTTTAAATAGTATATACCAAGACAATAGTTTAACACAAATACTTTCCAGAGATAGTTCAGATGGGACAATAAAATATAGGGATGTTCAATCAATAATAAGCGCAGCTACATCACAAGATACATTTGTAACTGGTGGTACCTATAACGAAGGTACGACATCAATTGACTTTAGTGGTAATAGTGTTGAAACTACATTTACCGTAGATTTATCTACTATGGGTGCGACTTTCGGTAACACATATTTCGTAACACCAGAAGGGGATGATTTAACTGGTCAGAGAGGTAATATAACGTCACCATTCCAAACGATTACTGGGGCTAGAGATAAGGCAGTTGGTGAGATTTCCGCTTCTACTGTAACAGGTACAACACTTGTTTATGTGTTCCCTGGTGATTATGTGGGTGATGAGTTACAATATGATAATGGTAACTTTTATTTCTCACCAGGAGCTAAGGTAACAAGTATACCAAGAGATAGTTCTGTGTCACCATTTTCCACATCAATGTTTGTTGTTGGGGGGGTTCCAAAATATATTAGTTCATCCTATTCGGCAAACACGTGTAATGTGTTTGGTAGTGGGGAATTTTTTCTTCCTGAGAGTATAGATAATGATTGGAATGGTTCCATTATTTCTGTATCGTCATCTGGTAGTGGGTATTTTGAATGTTATAAGTTTAACGTTGAACAGGGTGTTGGTATAGGTGTTTTTGATAATGGACGAGCAACATTCGTTGGTAAATTCTTAACAGTAGATTCTGGTTATGTTGCAACAGTAAGGGATTACGGTGATGCGGTATTCAACTTTAATAGAATATCATGTGATAATGGTATACCTTTCTTCATTAGGTATGGTAGTAGTGGTGGGTTTTACGGTAAATGTGTTGTAAATTCAGAGGAAATATCTGCTGGTGCCTTAGGTGGTAGTCAGGCAGTGGTAATGCAAAGACTTAGAGATGGTGCAGAAGTAATAATTAACTCAGATAAGTTTACATCTGCCGCAAGTTACGCAATATACGCCGCAC